CAATGCAATGGCTCGCGCAGCCGAAGGCAATACAGCCGCGCTTGGAAAATTAGGCATAGGACTTTCAGCCGCTCAGTTAAAGACAATGAGCATGGATGAGATCACCGCTAAGTTAGCCGATACTTTTGAAAATCAAGCTGCTGCCAAAGCAGATACATTTCAAGGCAAATTAACCCGTTTGCAAATCGCCTTTGATGAAGGCAAAGAAACCGTAGGCTCCTACATTCTGACTGCCATAACTCCTATGGTTGAAGTGATCGTCAATAGGGTAATACCAGCCATTGCAGACTTCACAAATAACCTAGGCGATAAATTGCGCCCAGTAATTGAATTTTTAACGCCTATTACAAACGGACTTCGCAGCGCTTTCAACTCAGTTAAGAATTCGTTAAACGATAACAGCGAAGAACTCAAGCCGCTTCTTACATTATTCAAGGCAGTTGCAGAATTCGCTAGAGACGTATTAGCGCCAGTTTTGAGCAAGACTTTAGGCGCAGCATTAAGCATAATCGGTAAAGCAATTTCTGGACTGATCGATGGCCTTGCCAGCGTGGTCACATTCTTTAACAATCTTTACAATGCAATCAAGCGAGTAATTGACTTATCTAAGCAGCTTGCTGGCAATCTTAATCCTTTCAGTAATTCATCATTCTCTGGAGCATCTTCTCCGTCAGCGCCTACCACGCCGGTCACTCCTTCAGGCATTCCAAGTTACCTAAACGTCAGACCAGTATCTACAACCAACATTACGGTCAATGGCGCGATCGATAGCGAATCAGCAGCCCGTCAGATCGTTCAGATTCTTAATGACTCCTCAGCTCGAGGAACACTTGGAAATGCGGCCTTTGTCTAATGACTGCCTATACGCCTTCGTTTAAAGTCATCATCGATGGCGATGAGGTTACAAATGTAACCATAGCCAATCTAACGGTTACTTCTGGGCGTACCGATATTAACGTGCAGCCGATCGCTGGTTATTGCCAATTGCAGCTTATGAACTTAAATAACTCTAGTTACAATTTTACGGTCGGGACTGGACTTGCCGTTGAGGTAACTAATTCATCTGGCACTTATGTTCCAATCTTTGGCGGCTATGTCTCAGACTTCACCATCACAGTCAACCAAGCAGGCGATCTTGGGTACACAACTCTCGCCACCGTCACAGCTCTTGGAGCCTTATCTAAACTGCCAAAAATTATCGATAACGGGATACTGAGCCAGGATCAAGACGGGGATCAGATTTACACTTTGCTTGAGGGATATCTATTTGGTCAATGGAATGAAGTTCCAGCATCTCAAACTTGGGCCAATTATGATCCGACTGAAACTTGGAACGATGCAGCCAATATCGGTTTAGGTGATATCGATCGACCGGGCGATTACACAATGATATCTCGATCATCTTCTAAAACTGATCTTTACTCATTATGTACCGCTATTGCCAATTCTGCTTTTGGTGTCCTTTTCGAGGATGCTAACGGCAACATCGGATACGCCGATCAAACTCACCGCCAAGACTATTTAGCGGCCAATGGCTATACGACCCTCGATGCAAACCACGCTAATGGCCTAGGGCTATCCTCAACTACTCGTGCTGGCGATTTACGTAACTCATTTACCGTTGCTTATGACAATAACGGCAGTCAAACTTACACAGCTACTAATGCTCAAAGTCAGATTCTTTACGGTGTTTATGCAGAGCAATACACTTCGCGGATCAAAAACACAGCAGATGCCCAAGCTTTAGCCGATCGATACATTGCCTTGCGAGCATTCCCATATTCTAAATTTGAAGCAATTACATTCGTACTTGGAAACCCAGAAATTGATAATGCCGATAGAGATGCTTTGATCAATATATTCTTAGGCCAGCCAGTCTGGATTCAAAACCTGCCCGGCAATATAAACGGCGGATCATTCCAAGGTTACATCGAGGGCTGGACATTTAGAGCCAGCCTAAACAACCTGAGCGTTACTTTTAACGCATCTCCAATAAACTTCTCCCAAGTTGCGGTAAAATGGGAGCAGGTAAATGCAGCAGAGACTTGGAACACTCTAAGTCCAACCCTTACATGGATCAACGCGATAGGAGTCGTAGCCTAATGGCAACAACAACAACCAACTTCGGCTGGGATATCCCCCAATCGACCGACTTAGTTAAGGATGGCGCTACTGCCATCGCTGCACTTGGTCAAGATATTGATACAGCATTGGTCGACCTCAAGGGCGGCACAACTGGTCAGGTACTAGCTAAAGCCTCAGGAACAGATCTTGATTTCTCATGGGTGGCTCAGGATGATTCCAACGCTATCCAAAATACTCAGTTAACAGCCAAAGGCGCTTTAATATCGGCATTCTCTTCTGCTACCCCAGCAACCGTTACAGTAGGTACTAACGGTCAGGTTTTAACAGCAGATTCAACCACAGCAACTGGCTTGGCTTGGGCAACTCCTACAAGCGGTTCGATGACCTCAATAGCAAGCGGAAGCCTTAGTACCGGAACTGTAACCCTGAACTCAATTAGCGGATCTTACAAAGACCTGAAATTGGTAATTAGAGATGTTTATCCTTCAACTGCTGCAACTTTAAATCTTAGATTAAATAATGATACTGCTTCCAATTATATTTCAACAGGAACTCAAACACAAACCACTGGTGGTACTACTTCGCTAATTGGCCTTAAAGACACAACAATATATGTTTCTAATACAGTTATGAAAAACACCGATAACAACAATGTTGCAGTTATTGATTTAATTGATTATGCAAGTGGCACAAGCGGAAAAATAGGCACTTCACAAATGTCTTTTACTTCGGATTCTACTGGTTTTTTAATGGCAAACTTAGCATTTGGATATATCCCAGTAACGGCAATTACAAGAATTGATATTTTCCTCAGTGCTGGAACATTCTCAGGTGGAACCTACGTACTTTACGGAGTGAACTAATATGAAAAAACTAGAACATAATGTCGAAACAGGCGAAATCTCAGAAGTTGAAATGACTAAAGAAGAAGTAGCCCAGGCTAAATTGGATCAGCAAGAAGCCGCAAAGAAGGTTGCAGATGAAGCAGCAAAGGCGGCCGATAAAGCTGCTTTGCTTGCTCGGCTAGGTATTACCGCTGAAGAAGCGGCTCTTTTACTTGGATGAAACCAACACTTTCTAAAGCTGCTCAACAGTTAAGGGAACAGTTTGATGATACCTTCCCAGATCGTGATCGCCGTTCCGATGGCTGGATCGGTGATCCACGTCATGCATCACGCCCTAGCGATCACAACCCTGATCCAAAGACTGGGATTATTAGAGCAATCGATGTTGATCGAGATGTCCATAAGAGCGGCAAGCCCGACCTCATGCCCGATATTGCAGATCAGATTCGTCTCGCTGCAAAGTCTGGAGAGAAGCGCATCTCTTATGTCATATTCAATGGCCGAATCGCATCATCTCGCTTGGGCTGGCGCTGGAGAAAATATACGGGAAGCAATCCGCACAACCATCATTGCCATATCTCTTTCACTAGCAAAGGTGATCAAGATGGCTCGTTCTTTCAAATCCCACTACTAGGAGCAACCAAATGAATATGAAGCACCCAGCAATAATCTCAATCGGCGCGTTCTTAGCTGTATGGGGAACTACTTCTAACTTTGCACTCGATTACCGGGCCATTCTTGGTTCGATCGTTGCAGGCATCTTTGGTTATGCGACACCTAAAAAATGACACCAACCGATTACCTGAATCTTTATATTGCCACGCTTGCGATAGTGGGTGGATTGGCTGGCTATGTGATCACGCATTTGTTGTCAGAGATTAAGCGATTAAATGCGCGTGTTGATGAGATATATAACATCCTTCTAGAGCGATAATTTTATCTATGGCTCGTAAAAAGGTTATTGATCTCGATACATATTCAGCTCTTGATGCCTGGGCAATAAGTCTCCAGGAAATGTATAGAGCGCTTCGCCGCGCTGGTTTCGAAGTCGATCTTGCCCTTGGAATCATAACTGAGCCATCGGCTTATCCAGACTGGATTCTTCCTAAGCCTGATCTAATCCCACATACTTACGATGAAGATGATGATGAGGACTAATGAAACGAACCGTGGTCATTCCAGATTTGCAATGCCCCTACGAAGATTCACATGTTGTACGCAATCTCAGCATATTTATTAAAGCGTTTCGGCCCGATGCTGTCGTTACTATCGGAGATGAAATCGATCTCCCACAGATCAGCCGATGGACAGAAAATACACCGGGCTGGTACGAGCAGACACTAGCTGAGGATCGCGATCGGACAGTCGATGTTCTTTG